TTAAAGCGTTTGGATAATCTAAAGGCACTCATCGAGCAAAAGCAGCCGCATAGCACTGCTATAACTACTGAGCCGCCAGAGTTAGATGAGGTCGCAGACCTTATTAAATCTTTGAGCAGTTTTGCTCGCAATCGTTTAATTTAAAGGAATTATCATGGACATTAAAGACCTTAAAACCCATATCGACACAGCCAGTATCGAAATGAAAGCATTGGTAGAGCGTCAATCAGCAGAGATCAAAGCCCACGGTGAAGCATCAAAGCAAGCCGCTGAAGCCATTGCCAAAGCTGATAGCCGTTTAGCTGAAATGACACAAGAAATGCAAGCTAAAGAAGCCCGTTTGATTGAAGTCGAAAAACGTGCATCACGCCCTAACTTTGGTGGCGAAGCAGAGCGCAAGACATTAGGCCAAATGTACGTTGAGTCAGAAGCCTATTCACACGCCAAAGCTATTGGTCGTGGCAATAACGTACCAGTCGAAGTCGAGCGTAAAGACATTACTTCAGCTACAGGCTCAGCAGGCGCATTAGTTAACCAGTTCCGTAATCCTGAAATCTACAAGAATCCTGACCGTTCATTGTTTATCCGTCAATTGGTAAACCGTACACCCGTCACCGATTCAGCCGTAGAGATCATGCGCGAAAACGTGTTCACCAATGCAGCAGAACCACAGTACAACGTGAGTGGCACTCCAGTTAATCAATTGGTTGCCAAGGCTAAGTCTGATGTCACATTCTCGCTTGAAACCGTAGCCGTTCGTACCATTGCTCACTACATTGTCGCATCGCGTCAAGTATTGGCTGATGCCGCACGTTTACGCAATTACATTGATGGTCGTTTGACTTATGGTCTTAACCTTGAGTTTGATACCCAGATGTTATACGGCGATGGATTGACCGAAAACTTTAAAGGTCTATTCACCGATGCAGGCATATCAACTGTTGGAGAAATTGCAACAGGTACGACTGCCGCTAATTTGCCAGGCGCTATGATAAATCACATTCGTTCTGCTATTACGCAATGTCAGTTAAGCGAGTATTACAATGTCAACGGTTTAATTATGAACCCAGTTGATTGGCAGACAATTGAAACAGCTAAAGGCTCAGACGGTCACTATATCTGGGTAACTGTTCCTAATGGCGGTGAATCACGTTTGTGGCGTGTGCCAGTTATCGTTACCAATGCAGTCACAGCAGGCGACTTCTTGCTTGGCGATTGGCAAATGGGCGCAACNCTTTACGAGCGTGAGTCAATGGCTGTACGTGTCGCTGANCAACACGCTGACTTGTTTATCAANAACGGTATTGTTGTACTTGGTGAAGANCGNGCTGCATTTGCAATCGAATTGCCCAAAGCATTCTGCAAGGGTTCATTTGACGTAGCTGCAACGTAAACGGAGAAAGCCCNTCGGCTTAACTGTCGGGGGGCATAACTAATGTTCATAGCAAACCAAAATTTTAAGATGTCAAGTCGCATGGTTCACCGAGGTGAGCAATTCGAGAATATAGATTCCGCTTACGTTACCCGTGGGCTAGTACGTGAGATTAAAATCATTCAACCTGAAACGCCCATAGTCGAGGTCAGTAATGCAAATCAACAGTTTGAACCTAAACGGCGTGGCAGGAAACCAAAGACAAAAGCCGAACAAGGTCACGAACAGAACGACTGACCAAATTGTCAGCCCTGTTTCACCACGCGAGTTAGCGGACTTTTTATCAGTTACCTATTCAAGCGCAGACGATGACCTGTATAACGGGTTTTTACTTGCCGCGACAGAACGCTGCATATTCTATACAGGCATTGAGCTACTGCAACGTAATTACAAACTAAAGACAGATTATTACCCACAGCGTCAAGACGGCTTCTCGGGCGTAGGCATCATGCACAGCTATCAGGCATGGTGGATTAATTTGCCTGTTTATCCCGTTATTGAAGTTGAAACTGTCAAAGTCAATGACGAGCTAGTGACTGATTATTTTGTAGACTTAGAGAGCAAACCCGCTAGAGTCGAAACAAACGACATTGGCGCAATTGAGATTGAGTACGTTGCAGGCCACAGTTCACCCGCTGACATTAGCCCACAATTACTGCTTGGCATAACAATGCTTGCTGCTTACCTATACGAGCATCGTGGCGCGTGTAACGTGAGTTCAGCAATTGTAGATTCAGGCGCAGCTTCATTGTGGTCAACTTCAAGGTTAATGATTAGCTTATGAAATGCTGTGACATCACCTCGGGGTCATTACGCCATAGCATCACCTTTGAGCGTCAAACTTTTGTCACGGACAATGCAGGGGGCGGGGTTGATAGTTGGTCAGACTATTTAACTGTCAGAGCGTTCATAAAGCCCGTATCGGGTACAGAACGTCTTTTCTCGCAACGGTTAGAGGCAAACATCACCCATAGNATATTTATTCGCTACACGGCGGGTTTAACCACTAAAGATAGAATCAACTTTAATGGGCGCTTAATGCAAGTACGCGCATTGATTAATCTTGAGCAAGCCAATAAGTTTATCGAGGTTTATGCTGAAGAAGGGGTGGTAACGTGATTACAGGCATAGACAATGTACAAAAGAACTTTGCTTTACTTGCTGACAAATACGGGCAGGNCGTTGCTGATGCGNNTGTCGTAAGTGGTCAAATGGTACGCACCACAGCGGTTAAATCTATTCAGTCTACCAGTAGTGGAGAAACCGTCACGCGTTACCGTTCAGGCGGGGGGTCTTATACTCATGTCACCTCTGCCCCTAATACCGCACCCAATACCGATACAGGCCGTTTGGCTAATAGCGTAGCGGTAGAAGTACAACGGGCAGATGTTTACGTTGGTTCAGGGGTATCCTATGCGCCACATTTAGAGTTTGGCACAACTAAGATGATTCAACGGCCTTGGCTAAACCCAGCCCTTGAGCAAAACAGACGCAGAATTAACAAGCTCATATCTGATGCGGTCAAAAAGACAACCAATAAGGGTGTGAGATGAGCGCAGAATTAGAGTTACAAAAAGCAATATACGGTGTATTAGACACAGCTTTAACCGTGCCCGTCTATGACAATGTGCCAGAAAATGCCGTAGCACCTTACGTAGTTATTGGTGATGACACATTTATAGAGTACGATACAGACAGTTTAAGAGGTTTTGAAGCAACAATTACGGCACATAGCTGGTCGACTTATCGTGGTAGAGCTGAAGTTAAAACTATAATGGGTTTAATATATGAAGCATTACATCGTGCCGAATTCATTATTACAGGCTATAATTTAATCGGTTGCGACTGTGAGTTTTCAGAAACTTTTTTGGAATCTGACGGATTAACTAGACACGGAGTCCAACGATTCCGCATTTTAATAAGGGAATAATCATGGCTGAAATCTTAAGGTCGTAAAGTAATCGTAAGCGTTGGCGGTTCACCAGTCGCTACGGCTCGTACAACATCATTAACTATTAACAACGAAGCGGTCAACATCACCTCAGTTGGTGATGACGGTATTCGTAGACTAATGGCTGAAGCAGGCGAAAAGTCTGTCGAGATCACGCTTGACGGTTTATATACCGATTCAAGTTTGCTTGACCTAGCAATTGGCGGTACGCTTGTCGAAGAAGTAGAACTCGATTACACCACATACACTATTACGGGCGACTTTTTCTTATCTTCATACAGCGAAGGCCAGCCATACAATGAGGCCGTTACATTCTCGGCAACTTTGATGAGCACAGGCGCAATCGTTAAGGCCACGACTCCATGAGCGTATTTAAAGACATAGAATTAACGTGGCAGGGCGAGTCCTACAAAGTACGCCCGACTATGGAACTAATCTTTGATCTTGAATCGGTCAACGGTAGTTCGCTTATGGGGTTTGCTAATAGAGCGGCCTCTAGTGATGTACCCGCATCGGTAGCTTATGAGTATGTGGCAAAGACTTTACGACACGCAGGGGTAAAAGATGTCACCTCAACCTCTATTTTTAATGACGTTGGAGGCATCAGGGTGGAAATTATCACCATGGCTATTGTCATTGTTTCAGCGTGTTTAAATTTAGAAGATACGGGTAAAAAAAAGCCGATGGAATCGACTGGGGAAATCTCTACTCCATAGCCGTTATTGAGTTTAGTATCCCCCCGAGTGAGGCCAGACTTATGACTTTGGGGGAAATTAAATCGCTCATTAAGTATAAGAATAGCCAAGCTCCAAAGTCTGAGGATCATTACGAAGAACTCTTGCAAGACTTAAAGAAGGCGAAACAAAAATGAGCGTTGTCGGCACACTATCAGTAAAGATCGTAGGCGATACGAATGACTTAAACAAAAGTCTTAAATCATCGCAGGAATCAATTAAAAAGTACGGCCTCGCAGTTGCTGCTGTAACCGCTACGGCAGGCATAGCACTTGGCGCAATGGTTAAGAAGTCCATAAACCAAATGGACGCCATGTCCAAAATGGCGCAGCAGGCTGGCGTCTCAGTCGAAGCGTTGTCATCACTNAGCTACGCGGCAGACTTATCGGGNGTNAGTGCTGAACAATTCACCACAACATTAGGCCGTCTTACTAAAGGTATGGCAGAGGCCNCATCAGGTACGGGTGAGGCTAAAAAAGCATTTGATTTATTAGGCATTGGCTCGGCTAGTATGCAATCAGCAGATCAAGCATTGCTTGTCATTGCTGAAAAGTTTGCCACCATGGACGATGGCGCACAAAAGACTTCACTCGCTTTGCAGTTGTTTGGCAGGGCGGGTATGCAGATGATTCCATTTTTAAACATGGGTCGTGATGGCATCGCACAATTGCAAGCAGAGGCCGACAGATTAGGCGTAACACTAAACACCAAGACAGCAAGGTCAGCCGAGGAGTTTAACGACAACCTGACCCGTTTAGGCGCAATTAGCACAGGCTTATTTAACCAATTAGCGCAGGGATTGTTACCCGTCTTGACCGACATTACAGGGCAAATGTTTAACGCCGCTGTCGAAACAGACGAAACCAATAAGGCCGCTAATGACTTAGGCAAGAATCAATTGCCTGAATGGGTGCGTGGCTTAACCATTGCGTTCGCAGCTTTAGCAGATGGCGTCATTTTTGTTGTCAAGAGCATATCGTTAGTTGACCGCTTTTTTGACGGTATGGGTAAAAAGTTTGACGTAATAGGCGCAAAGGCTGAACGGTTCGCGCTTGCTTTGAAGACGCCTTTACTTGGTGATACGCCTAAATACTTACAAGACCAAATTGATGCAGTAGATAGCCAAATATTTAAACTGCAAATGACCGCGTTAAACGCACACAATGAAGTCAACAGCCTATTTGAAGATGCTGCCACAATGTCTTATTTAGATATTGCCAAGAAATCATTTGATGGTGGTGCTATTGACACTACCCCATTTACTAAACGCGGTGGCGGTGCAGGCCAAATTTTGTCTGGCGGTGGCAGTCAAGAAGCAGACAAGTTAAAAGAAATGCTTGCTACGGTTAAATTAATAAGCGGTGAATTTGAGCGTGAACAAAAACATTCATTAGAAATGCTTAGAATCCGTGACGAAATGGCAGGCATGACGCAAGATGAACGTAGAGTACAAGAGGTTATCAATGAAGTATTAGACGTAAACAAACCGTAAGTTGCAAGACATTACTAAACAAAGACTAGACGCCGCCAATGCAGGGGCGAATGAAACCGTATTAGCTCAGTTTGACGCTCAAGCCGAAGCCGTTAGAATGTTAGCCGAGGAATATGCAGAGCTTGCACGGGTGCAGGAAACGTCCGCTATTGCCGCACAAAGAACGTTCTCATTTGGCTGGGAAACCGCATTAAACCAATACGCTGAAAACTCAACCAATGCGGCAACCGTTGCCAAGACTACATTCGATTCTTTAACTGGCAATATGACAAGTGCCATAAACACATTTGTGGAGACGGGCAAATTATCATTTGAAGACTTTGCAACCTCAGTCATTAAAGACATTATTAAAATTCAACTTCAATCGCAGGCCAGTCAAATATTTAGCCAAATTGCAAGCATTGTCGGCGGTGCTATTGGTGGTGGATTGGGTGGTGCGACAGCATCGGGCATTGGCACAACAGCAGGCGGTGCAGGTGCAGTCGCTTTCCCTGTTTATGCAAATGGTGGTTATACAGGCCAAGGCGGTAAGTACGACCCCGCAGGCGTAGTCCATAAGGGTGAATATGTTTTAAACGCAAGCGCAACCCGTAGGCTTGGCGTAGGCAACCTTGACAGACTTAATAAAGGGTACGCAGAAGGTGGGTACGTAGGTTCAAGCGCAGGCAGTATGGGTGGCTCGGTTAATATCAATATTAAAAACGAAGCAGGCGCAGACGGTTACAAAGCGACAGCGCAGGCCAATAAGAATAGTGACGGTGGCCTAAATATTGATGTCATAGTGCGACGCGTTGTAGCTTCTGACATACAAGGCAACGGCGCATTGTCACAACAAATGGCAAGTACTTTTGGCTTACGGAGAGCAATTTAATGGCCTCATTACCTACATACGTAACCGTCTTATATGACGGGTATCAACAAACACGCGAGTCAGGCGTGTTGCGTACTGAATTTGAAAATGGTCCTCCCACGGCAAGCAAGGTTTAA